AAGAGATCTGGGAAGAATTAGCTAACTTAGCTAATACGATTGGTCAGATGACGCAGCTGCAGCAAAGAGTTGCTTTAATTGAGAATGATTTGAAGTATATTAGCCGTGATCACAAAGGGCTTTTGGAGATGAAAGGTGGTATGAAATGACATACAAACTTGGAAACCGCAGCAATGAGCGGCTTGAGGGGGTTGATCCTTCCTTGCAGGCTGTTGTTCGCAGCGCCATTGGGCGGTCTGAGCAGGACTTCAGCGTAATCTGTGGGCTAAGAACCCGCAAAGAGCAGGAAGCATTGGTAGCCAAGGGCGCCAGCCAGACCATGAAAAGCAAGCATTTGGGCGGTTATGCTGTTGATTTAATGGCATATATTGACGGGGGCCGTTGGGAACTGAATCTCTACGATGAGATTGCCGACGCTATGAAGGCTGCCGCTAAGGATTGCGGTGTTAAAATTCGTTGGGGTGCGGCTTGGCACATTGATGACTTTGGGGCCTATGAAGGCACGGCGGAAGAGGCTATGAATGAGTATGTAGACTTACGTCGTTCACAGGGCCGGCGCCCGTTTATCGACGCGCCACACTTTGAGATTATGGAGTAGACGATGGGCGTAGTACCTTTAAAAGACGACGACGATTTCAAGAAGCACAACATGAAGGCTGTTGACACTGCGGCTGAGGAGTTGCGTTTGTTTGTTGGTGACGTTGAGGCTATAGATGCTCAGGTTTCTGATTTGAACCGTGACCGCCAGGACTTGTTTACGCTTGCAAAGTCTAAGGGCTATGATGTTAAGGCGTTGCGCCGGTTGATTGCGGAGCGCAAGCGCGATGCTGCGGAGCTAGAAGAAGAGCGGTTGGTGGTTCAGCAATATCGCGAGCTTTTGCTGTAGTCTTTACTTCGGCCTGGTTTCTGTTAGCGTCCCGCTCACAGGGACAATTTGGCAGATAGAGCTTGAATCAATCGGTATCATCCAAGGGTCGATCGGGTGAGTATTTTGCGGCGTACGTCTTGGAGACGTACGGGGTAGAGGCGCATCGGGTAGACACTCAGTACTCGGACATTTGGTGCCGGGTTGGTGCCGACGTTCGTGCGGTTGAGGTCAAGAGCTGCTCGCATCCTTCTGCGTATGGCAATAACGTACGTCTTACTTACAGGTTCAATGTGAAGTCCAAGAAGCATGGTTGGTACTGCTTTGTTGCACTAGACCGGCGGCTTGTTTTGTTCCGTTCGGTTGAGGACATTACTGCTGCTCAGTGCTACACTATTCGCGCTGATGAGTTCACGGAAGAGAACCAGCGCGTATCTATTGAGAAGTTTTTGGAAAGCTGTTAGGATTCTTCCAACAGAATTCTCAGGAGAGTTAAAATGCCAGCAGGTAAAACGGTTAAGAAAAATCGAAAGTCTATTATGCCGATGGTGCAAGATGTGGTAGGAGCTTTGATGCCTGGCGCCATGGGTGCGGGGGTTGCAAGAGCTATTGGCAGACCCGACCGTTTAGACCCAGTGACTCCATCCATGCCCCGAGATCCAGACACTTATCCCAAATCGAGCAGTTCACGAGAAGAGCCTGACTACCCCACTTCTGCCCCTTCTTTTTCAAAACGTCCGCAGGCTCGCCCTAAGCCAATGAAGCCCAGAGCTCGCCCTGCAAGAATTGAACAAGAGGCTGCCGAGGCTGCCGCTGTTGAACGTGGGAACAACGAGGCGCGTCGTCGTGCTTCAGACACTCAGAATTTTTCTGGTGGCGGCCCTGTTCGTGGCCACAAGTCTGGCCAAATGTCCGGCAAAGGCTTCTCAGGTACTTTTTGATATGGCTGATCCGAACAATAGCCGCGCACAGGCGCCACGCACGAGCTTTGAAGATCTGAGCACTCAGCAGCTTGCGACGGATGTTTACACTGCATTCCGCAACTCTGGGTTTTCGGATTCACAGGCTCAGGCGCTGACGGCGGAGGTCTATCGAGAGAACAACCTTCGCCCTGAGTATATGTTCGGAACGCACAAAGACGACGCCAACGAGGCGTTGAACGTAGGTATGCTTAGTTTTCAGAAGGACCGCGCTCCTGCGGTAATGAACTATCTGAAGGGTAAGGGCGTAGTTGCGGACGACGGGACGATAACACCTGGTTTTGACGCGATTCAGGCTCAAGCAGATTTTATCTTTAACGAGATGCAGACGGACCCCTCATACAAGAGGACCCGTGAAGAGTTCTTGGCCAACCCTGAGATCGATCGCAGCGCGGCGGCAAACATTCTTGGCAGCGATTACATTCGTTATAGCCAAGATCCTAAGTACCAAGGCGGTAATCTTGAACGCATTAACGAGGGGTATAACTTGCTGACCGGCGAGGTGGGCGACATCACTCCGGGAAGTGTTCTGGGATCTACCCGCCCCAAGGAAAGACCAGCTGATCTACAAGCGAGCAACAAGTCTCCGCTTGACGCTATGGAAGCCTTGTCGTACTTAGAGTTAGCAGGACTTTCAGGAGGGGCGCCAAAAGCCGAGGACCTTGGAGCGAGGATCACCCCCGGTCGTGCGGGAAGTGGTGGTCGTGCTTTGAAGCGGTTAGGGATCGCTAGTTTAGTGTAATGAAGTATGAACCATTCGCCATTGAGCGTTTGCAGGACATCTTGAAGATTGGTTTCAAGATGCATGAAGAGACTGATTTTCAGGTAGTTCCTTTGGACATTGAGCAATCAGCAAACTCTATTTTGAACATGGTTATTAACAACCCGCGTGGGTTTGGTGTGGTCGCGTACACGGATGACGACATCCCTGTTGGTATTTTGTGCGGCGGCATCTCAAACTATGTGTTTAGCAAGGGTTCTGTTGCGAATGATTATGCTTGGTATGTACTGCCTGAGCACCGAGGTTCGCGGGCCGCGATCAAGATGTTGAAGATGTTTAGAAGCTGGGCCAAAGACAACGGGGCCACGGAGCTTTACATGGGCATTTCGACGGGTTTGTTTGCGGAGCGCACGGGCCAGTTGCTAGAGCGCGTTGGTTTTGACCATGTTGGCGGCAACTATCGGGTACGTTTGAATGGCTAATCTAGAGGCTTTACCTGACGACGTATTGCGGGAGATTCTTTCTCTTACGCAGGCTAACTCTAAGTTGGCGCTTCGGGAATCTGCGACTAACAACTTTATGCCGTTTGCTCACCATGTGTATGAGAACTTCATTGAGGGCGCTCATCACAGGATTATTGCTGAAAAGTTGGAGCAGGTGGCTCAGGGAAAGTTGAAGCGGTTGATTATCAACATGCCGCCACGTCATTCGAAGTCTGAGTTTGCTTCGTTTTTGATGCCGGCGTGGTTCTTGGGCCGTAACCCTAAGCTCAAGATTATTCAGGCTACGCACAACACCGAGCTTGCTGTTCGGTTTGGTCGCAAGGTGCGGGATATGATTGACGATCCTGCGTACAAAGAGATTTTTCCTGACACCAATCTGAAAGAAGACAACAAGGGCGCTGGTAAGTGGGGCACTGAAAAGGGCGGCGAGTACTTTGCGGCTGGTGTTGGTGCTGCGGTCACGGGCCGTGGTGCGGATTTGTTTATTATTGATGACCCTCACTCGGAGCAGGACGCGATGAGTGAGACTGCGTTTGACCATGCGTATGAGTGGTACACTTCTGGTCCTCGGCAGCGTTTGCAGCCTGGTGGTGCTATTATTCTTGTTATGACCCGTTGGGGTAAGAAGGACTTGACTGGTCGGTTGATTGCAAACCAGTCGGCTGATCCCATGGCGGATCAGTGGGAGGTTGTTGAGTTTCCTGCGTTACTACCTTCTGGCACTCCTCTATGGCCGGAGTTCTGGGACAAAGACTCGCTGCTTTCGATCAAAGCTTCTTTGCCTGCTCAGAAGTGGTCGGCTCAGTGGCAGCAGCAACCTACGTCTGCGGGCGGTGCTATTGTCCGCAAGGAGTGGTGGAGAGTCTGGGACAAGGACGACATACCGCCGTTGAAGTATATTATTCAGGCGTATGACACGGCGTTCTCTAAGAAAGAGAGTGCTGACTACTCTGCTATCACAACGTGGGGTGTTTTTGAGCATGACGACGACGGCAAGGACCACCTAATACTTCTGGATGGCCAGCGCGGCAGGTGGAGTTTCCCTGAGCTAAAAGAGGTTGCGTTTGAGGAGCACCAGTATTGGGAGCCTGACATGGTAATTGTTGAGGCGAAAGCCACTGGGCGTCCGTTGATTGACGAGATGCGATCCAGGGGTATTCCTGCCCTTGGATTCTCCCCCGGTAGACGAGCGGGCGGAGGTGGTGTAGACAAGACTACAAGAATGCACATGGTATCACCCCTTTTTGAGGCGGGTTTAGTATGGGCACCACAGGACAAACGCTTCGCGGAAGAAGTAATTGAAGAGGTATCTTCTTTTCCGAATGGTGACCATGACGACTTTTGTGATAGCATGACCTTAGCTTTAATACGTTTCCGCCAAGGCGGGTTCGTTATGATACATGATGAAGAGAACTTGGACTTCAGGGATCAAGTGCCTCGCAAACGGGAGTACTATTAATGGCCCTACCTCCTCAGCCCTTCGGGAACATGATGGATCGCAACAATGTTGCGCCTGACATGCAGCAGATGGACACCAGTGTTGAGATACCTCTGAATCTTCCTGAGGAGTTTGAAGGTGGTGCTCAGGTTACTGAGACCCCGGACGGTGCTTTGATCGAGGCTCTTATGGGCATGGAAGAGATGCCTCAAGAAGAGTTAATCACGTTTGACGCTAACCTCTCCGAGTTCTTAGACGAAGATGTACTGGGTGATATTGCCTCTGATTTGGTGGGTGCGTTTGAGGATGACTTGTCCTCCCGTGAAGATTGGGAAGACACTTACGTTAAGGGGCTTGAGCTTCTGGGCGTAAAGACGGAAGAGCGCAGCAGCCCGTTTGAGGGGGCATCCAACGTGACGCATCCTCTTGTAGCCGAGAGCGTCACTCAGTTTCAGGCCCAGGCCTACAAAGAGTTATTGCCTTCAGGCGGCCCAGTTAAAACCAAGGTTCTAGGTCTGGAAAACGCGGAGACTGAACAGCAGGCCAAGCGGGTGAAGGACTACCTGAACTATTTGATCTTGGACCGCATGGACGAATACGATTCTGACACTGATCAGATGCTGTTTTATCTCCCGTTGTCTGGGATGACGTTTAAGAAACTTTACTTTGACCAAGCCAAGCAGCGCCCAGTTGCTCGTTTCGTCCCAGCTCAAGACGTTGTTGTACCGTACAGCGCCACGGATTTGCGTAGCGCCCCTCGTATTACGCACGTTCTGAAGATGACGGACAACGAAGTCCGCAAGATGCAGGTCTCTGGCTTCTATCGTGATGTTGATTTGACCGATGACGGCGACGAAGAGGTTAACGAAGTTCGCAGCAAGGTTGACGAGCTGCAGGGTACATCGCGCACGTCATACACCGATGACACACGCACGGTCCTTGAGATGCATGTTGAGCTGGACCTTGATGGCTTTGAAGACATGGGCATGGACGGAGAGCCTACCGGCATTAAACTTCCGTACATTGTCTCGATTGATCGTAGCAGCAACACAATCTTGGCTATTCGCCGCAACTATGCTGAGGCTGATCCAACTCGTGAAGCTATTCCGTACTTTGTCCCGTACAAGTTCCTTCCAGGTTTAGGGTTCTATGGCTTTGGTCTGACGCACATGATTGGTGGGCTAGGACGCGCCGCGACTAGCATCTTGCGCCAGTTGATTGATGCGGGGACGTTGTCTAACCTACCGGCGGGTTTCAAGGCCCGTGGCATGCGTGTTGCGAATAGTGACGAGCCGCTGCAGCCTGGAGAGTTCCGTGACATCGACGCCCCTGGCGGCAACATCCGCGACGCTATTATCCCACTGCCGTACAAAGAACCGTCTGCTACTCTGGCCCAGCTTCTTGGTGCCTTGGTTGATGGCGGTCGCCGTTTTGTTTCTGTTGCGGATCAACAGGCGCAGAACATGGGCCAGGAGCAACCTGTAGGCACAACTGTCGCTCTTCTTGAGCGCGGGATGAAAGTGCTGTCGGCGATCCACAAGCGCCTGCACCACGGTCAGAAACAAGAGTTTAAAATCCTTGCACGGATTGTTTCGGAAAACCTGCCTGCAACTTACCCGTACCAACTCGAGGGTAACAACCAGCAGCTTAAAGAGCAGGACTTTGACGGGCGCGTAGACATCCTCCCTGTCAGCGATCCGAACATCTTTTCTATGGCGCAGCGCGTTGCGCTGGCTCAGGAGCAGCTGAAGTTAGCTCAGTCGAACCCTGAGATGCATAATGTTCACGCCGCTTACCGCCGTATGTATCAGGCCCTTGAGGTTCAGAACATTGACGAGATACTTCCGCCAACGCCCAAGCCGCAGCCTATGGACCCAGCAATGGAGAACGGTCGTGCGATCGTCGGCACACCCCTGCAGGCGTTCCCAGATCAGAACCACGAGGCGCACATTCAAGCGCACGTTTCGTTTTTCAAACTGCCTTTGGTTCAGGCCACGCCTCATGCTGTTGCTGGTTTACTTGCGCACATTATGGAGCATATCGCCTTGTTGGCTCGCCAGCAGATGATCGAGCAGTCTCAAGAGTTGATTCAGCAGGTTCAGATAGCCGCCCAAACAGGCGCTATTGATCCGCAGCAGGCGCAGCAACAGATCGCTCAGACACAAGCCGCTCTGCAAGATCCTAAGCATTCTGCCGATTACGCGGCTCTTTTGCAGCAGCAGATCCTTGATAAGATGCTTCCTGAGATTATGCCGCCGGCGCCAGACCCAATGGCAGACCCACTGGTGCAGATCCGCAATAGTGAGCTCCAGCTCAAGCAACAACAGATTATGCAGGACGGCCAAATTGACCAGGCTAAACTGCAGATGGACCAAGCCAAGCTGGAGCAGAAAGCCGCTTCGGAAGCTGCTCGCTTAGAGCTACAAGAAGACGTGGCAGATGAGCGTAATGATGTGAACCGTGAGCGTATCGCGGCACAGATGCAGATGGCTGCCCAGCGCAACCAAGGAGGCAGCTGATGCCTTTGAAGAAGGGTAAGTCTGACAAGACCGTATCTTCCAACATCTCGAAACTTCGGGATGAGGGCTACCCGCAGAAGCAAGCTGTAGCGATTGCGTTGAATACAGCTACACAGAAAAAAGCAGAGGGTGGGGTGGTAAAGGCCTTTAGCCCAATTGCTCGCCCCCAAACTTTCAGAGGAGTATTCTGATGCCGTCTATTACGATTACCTTTGGGGAGATGACCCCTGTCGATAAGTACGAAGAGACTGAAGACGGACTGAGCTGTCCTCTTGCTACGAAAGACTCTGACCTGAACAACAAGAATCGGGAGGAGGCGATCGAGGTCGCTGATTACCGAGATCCATCGGAGAGCGGCGCTTTCCGGTTGAGTGATGTTTGCGGAAATTGTGCTGCGTATAACCAGACAGAAGAAATCCTGGATTGCATCGGAGATGACTCTGGTCAAGTGGGCTACTGCCAGCTCTTGAAGTTTTGTT